TTAAACTTCTATCTTCACCTCTTGATTTTTCAAATCTATTTTGATTGCGTTTAAGTGATGTTTCTAAATGAGTATACACGTATAACATCATTACATCATATCCTGCTTCTTCTAACTGGTCAACTAATAGTTTAGTTTGTTTAGCTGATGCAGCTGTGCCATCTAAAATAAATGAATCTTTATTAGCTATTGTTTGGGGAATTTGTTCTCCTTTAAGTTTTTTAGTTGCTGCAGCCATTGCCTTCATAAAGGCACTTCTGTTTTCAGCATCTGTATCTTTTTGATTTAGTGAAAATCCTTCCTCCTTAGATAATGCTAAAATAGTATCATCTAAGTTTAGGACTTTAAGACCAGATAAATCTAAATCTCTTAGGATTGAACCCTTACCAGCACCAGGGGCACCAGCGAGGATGATGGCTTTTGGATTGCCTTCAACCTCGCGTAGTAATCTAACTAATGAAATCATTTAACGCGCGTTTTGTAATAAATATTACAGATTTCTTTTGGCTTGCGTTCTGAATTCAGTAAATATTGGTTTGTGTTTTGGGTTTTCAAGATCAAATAATTTTTTAACAGTAAGAAAAATATCTAGGTTTTCTTCTTGGGTACGAGATGACTCGTGCATTTCCCAATTTTTGCCTTTTAAACGCTTACCATCTTTATCAGCACCACGTGATTTTGATTTTAACCATAAGATACCGTAACGATCTGCTTCTTTACCATAACATTCTTTATACATTTGACCATAAACGGCTGCTTGCAAATCGTATGTAGTTTGAATATGATTTGATGTTTTAAAATCGATAATCCAAAGTTCACCATCAATCTCACAAACCATATCACAAGTACCTGCTACTTTAAGTTCATCCGAAAATAAATGTACTTCAGTTTCAATTAGTGTAGGATTGTGTGTTTCCCAAAAATCTACAAAACGTAGAAAATATTGCCATACATCTGGGTTATATTGTGGGTTACCGCTCGGGGATAAAAAGTTTAATTCTTCCCCGTTTAAATATGCTTCACACATTTCGTGTACTTGTGTACCTTCTTCAGCTGCTTTTTTAACAATATAGTCTGCTGATGTTCCCATTTGTTTTAACCACTTTTCAAAGTGTTTACCTTTTGGATAACTTTGTAAAACATAGGTTACAGATGGATAATACTTGCCGTTGCGTCTATAATAACGCGAATCGGGCATAGTAATCTGTTTTGCATCCTCAGATATTTCTAAAATCCTGTCGTAGGACTTTTTTACATTTCTTTTATTCATATCAACTCTAATTTTTTCTCCATCATTTCATATTCTGATAATGGAAAAGTGTTTTGGATTAATTTAGTAACAGATTCGAATCCCATTTCGCTAGGGTCTTTTTCTTGCAAATCTACTAAATATACTTCTTTACCTTCATTTTTTAGCTGCTCACAAAAATCTAAAGCATCTTTTTGAGCGTCTTTATCTAGTGCAATATATATTTTTTGTACCTCGGAGGTAACGATTTTTTTCATTAATTCTTTTTGAATGTGTTTACCTAATAAAGGTATAGCATTTCGTTTTACAGCTAAAGCATCAAACATACCCTCAACTAATATTAATGGAGAAGACCAATTGATAAAAATTTCAAAAGGTACTACATCCTTACTCATAGGTGGATTTTTATATTTAACTGGGGATGAGGGATCGAAATTACGGGCAACAAAATAATTTAGTTTTCCCTCGTTGTTATAAGATGGTATTACAATCATTCTATCGTAATTACCACCCTCGCAATAACCTATATTGTATCGCAATATATCTGCTTTAGTTACGTTTCTACGCTTAAGATACGCTAATGCGTGGCGACCAATAATATCATCTTTAGTTATTTCTAAAAGTGATTTAAATTCTTTAGGTAAATCTACAGATTGTATTTCTTTTTTTTCTACTGTTTTAGGAGAATATTTTACAATTTTTTTTAATTCCTCTATTTTTTCGCTAGGTGCTTTAATAAACTTAAAAATAGAATGGATATGGTTGCCTCGTTTATTACAAACCCAACAATGCCAAGGATTACTACCACCATTCCCCTCTGAGAAATTAATCTCTAGTTTAGGTTTAGAATGGTGACAGTAAGGACAATGGTATGCTTGATTACCCCTTGCTGTAGGTTTTCCTTTTCCTAGTACTGAATTGACTAGATTTATTAGTAGATTATTTACCATAATTGGTAAGATACAAAACTAATTTTGCTATTCAAAGTCTTTGGTAAAGAACTTTCCGAGAATATTATCATTAAAAAATTCATCTGGTTTTTCAAGTACCTGATATATAAATAAATGTTTTGTTTCCTCGTAAGTTAATAACTTTTTTGAAGGGGAGCACGCTAAGATTTCGCGTTTAAAATTTTCTTTTGGTTCTGTTTTTAATAATTCTAAAAGTACTTTATTAGAACCCCAATAGGTTTTCCAATCGGATTCTTTAATTACCTGTTTGTAAGTTGGTTTACGTCCAGGTTGACCTTCATATAAGGCTAAATCTTTTTTTCCTAATTTAGCTTTTCGAACAAATTTAAGAACTTTTTTACCAATATAGGCTTTACCACTAGGAATATGGGTAATTCTATAAATAAAACCAAATGTTAAAGGAGGGAAATCCTCAATTGAGGATATCTCCTCCCCTTTATAATACCAATTCATAATTTAATTATTAACGTATTTTTCCAGCATCGTGGATTTTTTTAACACTCCAGAATGTAGCATTCTGATCTGCACTTGAGTAACCACCTACAGTTGTTGTACCAACACTACCAGTAACGCTAAACATTAAATAATTAGTATTTCCTTCAATATTGGTTTGATCCATGTAATAATATACTTTAGAATATTTAACACTTTCACCATCACCTGTAAAAGAACCTTCTATTACTTTACTTTGAACTACTTCTTGATGTATTTCAGTATTATCCACGCGTTCAAGAATTAATGAAGCATATGAGGCCGTAGTGTTACCTCCAACCAAAAATTGATATTCTATTTCATACATTCCTGCTTCAGCTAGTTGGATGGTTTTGTAATTCACTGTGTCATATACAATAGTACCCCCACTATTATTAATATCCCAATAAGCATTTGAATTATTTGTATGATCCGGTCCCGTGTTAGTCCAAGTTAAAGAGGCCGAAACATTTGCAGCAAAATTTTGACCACCCCCAACTCCACCTTCTCCTTGTTTTTTAGTTACAAATTGTGTTGATGGTAAAACATTAATAGTGTAAGTATCTGTTGATGTATTTGCAGACGATGAAATTAAAGTACCATTTGCAATTGTTAAAGTATCTGTACTACTATCTGCTATGATATTTTGACCTCCCACAGACATAGTAGCAAAGGTATTACCACCACCTCCACCACCAGAGCCTGTATCTACAGTTACTGTTTCTGAGGTACCATCACCTTGGTAGAAAGTAATAGTATTAAGTGATACTGAGGATGAGTAATAGAATGAACCTGTAGCTGTATTAAAACTAGAGGTTGTGACTAGTGATCCTGTTAAATCACTTATATTAATGCTACTATTAAACGCACTACCAACTCCAGTAAAGGCAATAGAGCCCGTATTATAAACTACATTAGAAATGTAATCTGTAGAACCTCCACCTCCACCAAAAGCAGAAGCTGTATAGTAAGTAATTTCACCTGAGGCTGTGTTATATACTACAACGTGTTGTTGGTTAATATTATAAATATCTTCAGCAAAAATTTGACCCGAAGCACTAATTTTAAATGTTCCATTAGTACTTATAGCATCCGCACTATTAACAGCTAATACCCATTGATTAGTATCTCCAGCCCCATGGTTGAATAGATGATTAACATTACCCCCAATATTAACTGCTCCATATCCTATTTTAGGATAAATCGAAGTATTATCAAAATAAACTCTATTAGCTCCTGAATTTCTATAACCTATATAAGTGTATCCATCATTCACAGAATCTCCAAAGAGACCTAAACCAGCTTGAACAAAAGAATAAACACTACCTGTAGATACTATTGCCGAAGATTGTGTTACAAGAGCTCCATCAACTGTTAAAGTTTGTTGACCACTATCATCAAAAGTTAAACTACCTGTAGCATGAAATTCTGAAGCACTATTGTAAATAATTTCTGTTGTATTTCCTGGAGGGGTAAAATCTACTTGAACTTCACCCGCTACTGTTTGAGTAACATTTACAATTTCTCCTGTAAAATTGATATTAGTAACATCATTATCAATAGAAGTACCTTCATTAGAGGCTGTAAGTGCAGAACCACCTCCACCACCAGAGCCTGTATTTACAGTTAAATCAAATGTACTGCCATCTCCTTTAGTTAAAGTAATAGTATTGTTTGATACTGAACCTGTGGTTAAAAAAGAACCAGTTGCAGCATTAAAACTAGAGGTAGTAACTAGTGATCCTGTTAAATCACTTATATTAATACTACTATTAAAGGCATTACCAACACCTGTAAATGCTATTGAACCTGTGTTATATACTACGTTTGAAACGTAATCGGTAGAACCTCCACCCCCTGAACCAGTATTTACTATTACAGTTTCAGTAGTTCCATCACCTTGGTAAAAAGTAATAGTATTTAAGCTAACTGAGGAACTATAATAAAATGATCCCGTATCGCTATCTGATAGGAAAGGTAATGAATTTGTAGGGTATGTAAATATTTGTCCACTTTCACTATCGTGAAATATAATATTTG